GTGTCTCTGCCTGCTTGTCCTCACTCGCACCAACGTACTTCACATGCCATGCGTGTGCCTCCTCGATGGTGATGCGGTCGCTACTACCAAGTGCATATGCGAACTCAGTGATTGTCTTGAATGTCTTAGCCATGTGTATCTCTCCTTGTTGCGCCTAGAACTTCTAGGCAGGAAGGTTAGTCGTAGTTGCTGGCCTCTTCCTCGCAGCCAACAGTTACTACATTACCAATGGGGGGTTAAAACACTCTCCTAGCAGCGACCCACTACACCCGTATCCCCACTTGCTACATGCGAGCACCCCTCCGCACATAAACACTGTTCCTCACAAACGGAGGGCATTTGCTATGGAATTTATAGCAAAAATGGCGAAGGGAGTTTTGTAAGAAATTGGTAAGGGGTGGTATGCTATGAAATTTATAGCAAAAAAAATTCCAAAAAAAAGCCCCGGGGTGTCCGGGGCTTTGAAGTACAGTGGCAAAACTGCAAAAGGAGAGTAACAACACAAACCACTGATATTGCGGTATCAGTGGGCGCAGTATATCATCGAGGGTATGACACCGCACATACTTGCGCACATCGCCGTGCTAGATCCGGCGCTTTTTATGCCACTGGACGACGTGGACTCCCAAGGCACGCTTGACGCACAGGCTGCTACCGCGCACGAGATGCTCCTGCAGATGGGTAGCCCCGAGCACATCCTCGACGAGGACCGCGCCGTGCAGGTTCGTGAAGTGTTTGGCAAAATAACAACGATAGACCTGAAGGACAAGGAACGCAAGGAGGCCATCCTGTCTCTGCGCGCGCCGCAGGCGGTACGCCATCTTGCCGGGATGCTCACCCAGTATGACTGGGAGTACGTCGAGCACGCCAAGGAGCTACGGGGTTACGTGGTCGCGAAACTCTTGGAAGAGAGCAAACACCCCGACGCCAAGATCCGCCTGCGCTCCTTGGAGATGATCGGGAAATTGACAGAGGTGGCCTCCTTCACCGAACGCAAGGAGATCACGATCAAGGATGCAAGTTCCGAAGAGCTTACCGAGCGCATCCGCACAAGATTAAAATCCCTGCTGCCTCCAGTAATGGAAGTCCAAGACGCTGAACCCAAAGACGTCGCCGCATGCTAGACACCGTCTCCCCGGAGGAGATAACCGCCCTGCTGGCTTCCCTCCCCACGCTCCCGCGCCGGGAGCAGGAGCAGTTGCTGGCGGACTTGGACATGCTGGAGCACAAGCGGGAGATCGCCGCAGCCAAGGACGACTTTCTGGCGTTCTGCGTCAAGGTCTACCCGGGGTTCAAGGTCGGGCCACACCATAAACACCTGCGCCCGTTGCTGCACGAGGTGCTCGCCGGGACTAAACCACGCCTGACCGTGAGCATGCCCCCACGCTTCGGGAAGTCGGAAACCATCGCATACCTGTTCGTGGCGTGGTATTTAGGCCACAACCCCAGCCACCAGATCATGATGGCAACGCACACGGCAGACCTGTCAGCCGACTTCGGGCGCAAGGTAAGAAATCTGATCGACTCGGCCGTCTACGCCGAGATTTTCCCCGCAACGCTGGTGGCGCGCGACAAGAGCGCAGCGGCTAACTGGTCCACGCTGGCCGGGGGGAAGTACCTAGCCATCGGGATCGGGGCAAACGTGGCCGGGCACGGTGCCGACTTGCTGATCGGGGACGACTTGGTGTCGGAGCAGGCGGTGCTGGCGTCCGATCCGGACAAGATTTTCGCGCAGGCGTGGGAGTATATGCAGGTTGGACCGCTCCAGCGGCTCATGCCCAACGGCCGGATCATCATGATTGGCACCAGATGGGGTAAAAAAGACCCGATTGGGCGCGCGCTGCTGTGGGCGCAGAACAATCCGGACAGTTTGCCGTGGCACGAGGTGCGATTTCCGGCTGTTTTGCCCTCGGGCAAGTCACTTTGGCCCGAACAGTGGCCGGTTGAGCAGCTTTTAGCCAAGAAAGCGTCGATGTTTCCCCAGTTTTGGGCCGCGCAATACATGCAGGAGCCCACAAGTGAGGAAGGAGCGCTGGTAAAACGCGAATGGTGGAAGATTTGGGAGCCCGAGGAGCCTCCGGAGTGTGAAATTATCCTGCAGAGTTGGGATACGGCCCACGGCAAGGACGATGCGGCTGATCCGAGCGGCGTTCAGACGTGGGGGATCTGGCACAACGACAAAGTTGGGCAGGATCAGTTGATTCTGCTGGACGCGTGGATAGGACGCAAGGAGTTTCCGGAGCTGAAGAAGTTCGCGATCGAGTATTACCGGGAATGGAAGCCCGACATGGTCATAATCGAGAAGAAAGCGGCCGGCGCACCGCTTATTCAGGAGATGCGCGCCATCGGAGTGCCCGTTGCGGAGTATTCCCCGAGCCGGGGAGCTGACAAAAGAGTCAGAATCAACGCAGTAGCTGACATTTTTGCTTCCGGCATGGTCTGGGCACCTGATCGGCGCTGGGCGCACGGCGTTATTGATGAGATTGCGGAGTTTCCCAACGGCGAGCACGATGAAATGGTGGACTGTGCGTCGATGGCGCTGATGAGATTTCGACAAGGCGGGTTCATTCGGCTAAACTCCGACGAAGGCTACGAGGAAGATGACAAGCCTCGACGCCCCCGCAAAGTGCAGTATTACTAAGGATTCGAGATGGACAAAGCCCTGAACCGTGCCCCACGCGGCCTTTCGCTACTTCCACCTAACGCCAATGGCGACGATCTGACGGATGATGACCTTGCATCGGACGCTAGTATCGGTGAACCCGGGGAGGATGGCAGCGTCGTGGTTATTCTGGGTGGCGGCGAGGATCCGGATGACACGGGCGCGGAGGATGCGGACGGTGAGTTCGGCGAGAATCTGGCCGAGGACATGGACGACAAGGACTTGTCTGCCATCGCGTCTGACCTGATGGAGTTAGTGGACGCTGACATAGCCTCGCGCAAGGACTGGGTGGAGATGTACATCAAGGGGCTGGACGTCCTTGGGATGAAGTACGAGGAGCGCACCGAACCGTGGGAGGGCGCGTGCGGGGTGTACTCGACGATCCTGACCGAGGCAGCAGTGCGGTTCCAGTCAGAGACGATCACCGAGACATTCCCAGCGGCCGGGCCGGTCAAGACCGAGATCATCGGCGACGAGACGCCAGAAACCAAAGACGCGGCCCAGCGGGTTGGCGACGACATGAATTTCCGGCTGACCGAGGAGATGCCCGAGTATCGTCCGGAGCATGAGCGCATGCTGTTTGCGCTGGGCTTGGCCGGGGCGGCGTTCAAGAAAGTGTACAAGGACGACGCGCTGGGACGGCAGACTTCCATATTCTGCGCGGCCGAAGATGTAGTGATCCCCTACGGGTGCAGCAGCGCACAGACGTCCGAGCGGCTTACGCACATCATGCGCAAGACCAAGAATGAGGTGAAGAAACTGCAGGTGAGCGGGTTCTACCGGGACGTGGACTTGGGTGATCCCAAGACGATCCACAGCGAGATCGACAAGAAAAAGGCCGAAGACCAAGGGTATTCCCTTACGGATGACGATCGGTACCAGCTCTACGAGATCATCGTGGACTACGATCTGCCGGGGTATGAGGACGAGGACGGCATCGCCCTGCCATACGTCATCACGATCGACAAGAGTTCCGAGGAGATTCTGGCGATCCGGCGTAACTGGAAGGAGGGCGATGCCCTCAAACTCAAGCGCCAGCACTTCGTCCAGTACACCTACATCCCCGGGTTCGGCGCGTACGGCCTTGGCCTTATCCACCTGATCGGCGGTTACGCGCGCGGGGGCACATCGCTCATCAGACAACTGATCGACGCCGGCACCCTGTCCAACCTGCCGGGCGGGCTGAAATCCCGGGGGCTGCGGATCAAGGGCGACGAGACGCCGATCGCGCCGGGAACCTTCCGTGACGTGGACGTGCCATCCGGTACGGTTAAAGACAACATCATGATGCTGCCGTACAAGGAGCCGAGTCAGGTTCTTGTCGGGCTGCTCAACCAGATCACGGATGAGGGCCGCAGGCTGGGCTCCATCGCGGACATGAACATCAGCGACATGAGCGCCAACGCGCCGGTCGGCACCACGCTGGCTCTGCTGGAGCGCCAGTTGAAGACGATGAGCGCGGTGCAGGCGCGGGTCCACTATTCGATGAAGCAGGAGTTCAAACTGCTCAAGGACATCATCGAAGACAACATGCCCGACGAGTACAGCTACACGCCGGTACGGGCAGACTCCAAGGCGAAGAAGGCCGACTACGCGCTGGTCAACGTGATCCCGGTGTCGGACCCGAACAATGCGACGATGGCGCAGCGGATCATGCAGTACCAAGCGGTGATGCAGATGGCGACCGGCGCTCCGCAGATATACGACTTGCCCTACCTGCACCGGCAGATGATCGCGGTGCTGGGTGTGAAGAACGCCGAGAAGCTGGTGCCGATGGACGACGACATGAAGCCGCGCGACCCGGTGAGCGAGAATATGTCATTCCTGACGGGCAAGCCGACCAAGGCGTTTATCTATCAGGACCACGACGCGCACATCGCCGTGCACACCACCATGATGCAGGATCCGCTGGTAATGGGGCAGATCGGCCAGACCCCGCAGGCGCAGCAGATCCAAGCGTCGATCATGGCGCACGTTGCCGAGCACGTCGCGTATCAGTACCGTACTAAACTGCAGGAGCAGCTCGGTGCCACGTTGCCTGAACCTGACGTTGAACTGACGCCCGATGTTGAGGTACAGCTTAGTAAACTCGTCGCGCAGGCGGCAACGCAGCTACTCACGGTCAACAAGGGTAACGCTGCACAGCAGCAAGCGCAGCAGCAGGCACAGGATCCGATGGTTCAGGCCAAGATGCAGGAAGTTCAGATCAAGGGTCAGCAGGCGCAGACAGCGGCCAAGAAGGTCGATGGCGAGCTGGCTATCAAGCAGGGCGAGCTGCAGTTGAAGCAGCAGGAGCTGCAGAACCAGCCGGCACAACCCACTCCTGAAATGCTAGCGCAGCAGCACCAGCAGGAGCTGCAGCAGACACAGCAGGCCCATCAGCAGCAGTTGACACAGGCGCAACAGCAGCACCAGCAGGCCCTTGCACAGCAGGCACAGAAGCATCAGCAGGAGATAGCACAGGCGCAGAACTCGCATGCGCAGAGTCTAACGCAGGCAGCACAGGGCCAGCAGAGCGAGTCAGTCAAGCAGGCGCAGCAGCATGCGCTGAAGCAGTTGCAGCAAGCACAGAAGGTCACGCACGCGCAGGAAGCGCACAAGCAGAAGCTGACGCACGCAGAGGAAGCGGCCAAGAACGCAGCGAAGATCGCGGCGAAGGCCAAACCCGCAGGAGATAAATGATGGACGAGCGGATACTGGGATTGCTTCACAAGAAGCTGGAGGACAGACGTTTAGAGCTGGTTGAGAATCTGGCTGGGGGTGCGGTTGCTGACTACGCCGCCTACCGGGAACTGTGCGGATTTATCCGGGGTCTGCAGACCGCGCAGTTTGAAATTGCTGACCTCGTGCGTAAGTTAAAGGACTCTGACGATGACTGAAATCTTGATTGGGCAAACGCTGGAGCCGCAAGGCCCCGTATCGGTACTGCCCAGTACCAGTGAGGAAAAGGCGAAGCAGCTACCCGCACCGGCAACCTACCATATCCTGTGCGTACTGCCGGAAGCGGAGGACGCCTACGCGAGCGGGCTTATCAAGGCAGACAAGACGATCCAGTTCGAAGAACTGCTGTCTCCTGTGCTTTTTGTGGTCAAAGTCGGCCCCGACGCCTACAAGGACGATAAGCGTTTCCCCAGTGGCCCGTCCTGCAAGGAGGGCGATTTCGTGCTGGTGCGTCCGAATACGGGCACGCGCATGAAGATCCACGGCCGTGAGTTCCGCTTGATTAACGACGACAGCGTCGAAGCGGTTGTGCAGGATCCTCGTGGCATTAGCCGGGTGTAGCCATGCCAGAAGCAGCCTACAAATTTCCGGACGAAAAGAACGCCGACGAAGCAGAAGAGAAGCTGGAGATCGAGATTGAGGGTGATGAGAAGGTCGAGATTGAGATAGTCGATGACACCCCCGAGAAGGATCGCAACCGCAAGCCGATGATTGAGCCCCCTTCGGAGCCTTCCGAAGAAGAGCTAGCCAGCTACTCCGAGAGCGTGCGCAACCGTTTCAAGCACTTTACCAAGGGCTATCACGAGGAGCGCCGGGCTAAAGAAGCCGCCACGCGCGAGAAGGACGAGGCGGTGCGCATCGCGCAGGCCATCATCGAAGAGAACAACCAGCTCAAGGGTAACCTGACCAAAAGTCAGACCGCGCTGCTGGATCAGGCCAAGAAGAACGCGCAAGTTGAGATCGAGAAAGCCAAGGCCAAGTACAAGGAGGCAATGGATTCTTTCGACTCGGACGCGTCTATTGAGGCACAGGAAGCACTGAGGGAAGCACAGAATAGGATGGAGAAAATCCAAGCCTATCGGCCAGCCTCTTTACAACCTACCCAAAACATAGTACAACCGGCACAACAGCAAGCACCGCAGCCGGTGTCTGATCCCGATCTCCTTGCGTGGCAGGATAAGAATCAGTGGTTTGGGCAGGATCGCAAGATGACTGCCTACGCGCTTGGGTTACACCAAGAGCTTGCTGATGAGGGTATTCCAGTTGGAAGCGAGCAGTACTATAAACGTATTGACTCGGAAATGAAGGAACGGTTCTCGGATCGTACGGGCGGTGATGCGAAATCTCAACGCTCCAAAAATGGTGTGGTGGCTCCGGCCACTCGTAGCACAGCGCCTCGAAAGATCGTGCTCACGAAAACATCGGTTAGTCTCGCCAAACGGCTGGGGATCCCGCTGGATCTCTATGCTCGCAAGGTTGCTGAAGAAATGAGGAAATAAACATGGAACCAACAGTAGACACACGCGCCCCTCGGGGAATGGCTAAACGGGACACCACGGAGCGACCAAAAAAATGGTCACCTCCCGCATTGTTACCGGATCCGGAACCGGAAGCTGGGTACGCGTTTCGCTGGATTCGTCTGAGCACGCTCGACAAGGCGGACCCTGTCAATATTTCTTCCAAACTTCGTGAAGGTTGGGAGCCTGTCAAGGCAGCTTCGCAGCCCGCAATGCAGTTGTTTGCGACCCCCGGTGGCCGCTTTCCTGACTGTATTGAGGTCGGTGGATTGCTGCTGTGCAAGACCCCTGTGGAGTTTACGGAGCAGCGTGACGAGTACTATCGCCAGCAGGCGGAGTCTCAGATGCAGTCTGTGGACAACACGTTTATGCGCGAGAACGACCCTAGGATGCCGCTTTTCAAAGAACGCGCGTCCAAGGTGACTTTCGGCAAAGGCACTTAATTTTTGGAGCAATAAATGTCCCTTGTAGCATCCCCCTACGGGCTAAAGCCCGTAAATCTGATCGGTGGACAGCCCTACGCAGGTTCCACCCGTGAGGTGGCCGTATCGACCAACAACTCGACGGCTATTTTCGCTGGTGACATCGTGCAACTGTCCTCTGCTGGCAACCCGCAGCCCCTCGCCGCAACCATTACCACCGGCACCACTGCCGGCGTTATCGGTGTTTGCGTCGGCGTGCGCTACGTGAATCCGGCCACCAAGCAACCTCTTTGGGCACAATATCTGCCTGCCAACTCGATCACGAATGGTTACACCAACGTGTTTGTGATGGTGGCTGATGATCCTGATCTGGTCATGCAAATCCAAGGCTCCGCAGCCTTCGGATCGCTTACCAATGGCGCTGCTGGCGCTGTCGGCAAGAACGCTGCTCTCGGCAACTTTGGCGCAGGTAACACGGCAACGGGTAACTCTGCAGTCAACGTGGTTGTTGGCACAAACGGGGCTTCGTTGGCAAGCACCAACACGCTGGCGGTTCGCGTCATCGGCGTGGTAGCGGGTACTGAAAATGATACTTATCCAGAACTTCTGGTGAAGTGGAACTTCGGCGCTCATTCGTACAACGCAGCCCTCGGCGTCTAAGGAGTTAAATCATGGCAATTTCTCGTGCCCAACTACTGAAGGAACTCCTTCCCGGCCTCAACGCGTTGTTTGGTTTGGAGTACTCCAAGTACGGCGAAGAGCACAAGGAACTCTACGACATCGAGAGTTCTGAGCGTTCCTTCGAAGAAGAAACCAAGCTGTCCGGCCTCGGCGCTGCTCCGGTGAAGAACGAAGGTGCTGCTATCGCGTATGACAATGCGCAGGAAGCATGGACCGCGCGTTACACCCATGAAACCATCGCCTTGGGCTTCGCCATCACGGAAGAAGCCATTGAAGATAACCTGTACGACTCCCTGTCGGCTCGTTATACCAAGGCGCTGGCTCGTGGCATGGCCTACACCAAGCAGGTTAAAGGCGCATACGTACTGAACACGGGCTTCACCGGAACGGGTAACCCCGTGTATGGCGATGGTCAGGTTCTGTTCTCCACCGCGCACCCGTTGGTCAACGGAGCAACCAACAGCAACCGCCCCACAACCGGCACTGATTTGAACGAAACTGCGTTGGAAAACGCCGTTATTCAGATCGCTGCATGGACGGATGAGCGCGGCCTGCTGATCGCTGCCAAGCCCAAGAAGCTGGTGATCCCGCCTGCTTTGATGTTCGTTGCTACTCGTTTGCTGGAAACCACACAGCGCGTCGGAACTACCGACAACGATATCAATGCGCTGAAGAGCAACGGTTCTATCCCCGGTGGCTATACCATCAACCACTTCCTGACTGACACGAACGCTTGGTTCCTGCTGACGGATGTGCCCAACGGTATGAAGCACTTCGTCCGCACGCCTATGGCTACCGGAATGGATGGAGACTTCGATACGGGTAACGTAAGGTACAAGGCAAGAGAGCGCTACAGCTTCGGCGTATCTGATCCACTCGGCATCTACGGAAGCCCCGGTTCGACCTAATCTGTAGCAATACAGCAACGAAAATGGCCCTTCGGGGCCATTTTTCATGCCCGCTTGACTTTCGCTTTTGTTTTGCTATATTACCCGTATCAAACCACAGGAGCATTTATGGACACTACGGGGCTACCAAAAACACGGAAAGAAGCAAAAACACTAGGACTGCCGTATTACTTCACGGGAGAGCCCTGCAAGCACGGGCATATTGCCCCGCGCAAAACCAAGGGCGCGTGTTTAACCTGTGTACAGCTAGAGTGGAAGGTGGCGCTAGATAAACGCGCAGAGTACTTTACTGCGTATAACAAGTCAGAGGCGGGTAAAGATGCTAAGGAGGCGTACTACCAGAGAAACAAAGAAACGATTATTGCGAAGGCGCGGAGTACACCGAATGATTTGAAGAATGCATATCGCGCAGCATGGCGTGAAAACAATACAGACTGGGTGCGGGCAGACACCAAGGCGCGTAGGAGAAAACACCGGGAAGCAACGCCTAAATGGCTAACTGCCCGACAGAAGGCCGAGATACGTAATTTATACATTATCGCCATCACGATGACCAAGACAACAGGGGAGCGGTACGTAGTCGATCACATAGTTCCGCTGCGCAGCGACGTTGTTTGCGGGCTGCATGTGCCGTGGAATCTGCGCGTTATCACGCAGGAGGAAAACCTTGCCAAGTCAAATAGACATGTGCTATAAACAGACGTCCGGGTATCCCGGTATTGCAAACTGCCCCGGCAGATCACCTACAAGTTGCAGTACCTCAACGTAGGAGAATGAAATGGGATTTGCAACTCACCTCGGCCCGTGGCTACTCGGCACGGTCAAAGACACCACCGGCTCCGCTGCCGGAGCGGTACGCAACACCGGCTGCACTACTGTAGCCCAATCGAAGGCTGTCGTTTATACGGATACTACGGGTGTAGCAGCTTTTGCACTGCCTGCCGGCGCAGTGGTTCTTGGCGTATCGTTCATCACGACCACCACGTTTACAGCAGCATCGACCATCGTTGTGAAGATCAGCGGTACCGCGATCAACACGGCCACTACGATCACCACTGGTGGCATGTACCCAGTGACGATCCTGCAGTCGCAAGCTGTCGGCCTGCTGCTGGTTCCTACCACTACGGATGTGCTGGTAACCTACGATATGTCTGTCGGCGCTTCCTCGGCTGGTGCAGGTACGCTGGTTATTCACTATATGGTTCGCAACGCAGACGGGTCTTCGTTCCCTGCAACTCCTTAAGGTGATCTAGCATGGCACGGCCTGTACGCGCTTCTCTAGGCTCGGTGACGGTAACGGCACCGATGCCTATGAATCATGCGGCGAACACGTTCAATGTTGGCGTGGGTGTTGTTCTGTCCGCTGGTGCGTCTCTGACGTACTCGGTGGAACACACCTTTGACGATATCAACGCTTCGACCTTCAACGCCGGAACGGCTACGTGGTTTCAGAACTCCGGATTGACAGCACAGACAACTAGCAAAGATGGAAACTACTCTGCTCCTGTGATGGCGATCCGGCTGAATGTGACTACGTGGGTTTCTGGCACAGCCACCATCACGGTGATTCAGTCGGGGATACCACTATGACCATCAAAGAAGATGTAGATGGAGCGCGTGCTGCGCTGGTCGGTGCTTTAAACGTGGCCGGGCCGATGCTGACTGCTTTAAAACAGGCAGACCAAGTGTTCGGAGTGATCCTGAACGCAGATGCGTATCGCGTCTCCTTGGAGGCAGAAGTTGCAGCCAAGCAGGCTGCGATAGAGCAACTGGATGCGGATATCGCTCTGAAGCAGGCGGCACTTCAGCAGGAGGCTGATTCTGTAGAGAAGGCGCAATATGCTGCCGATAGCGCTATCGCCAAGATCGCTGCAGAATTAGGCGCGAAGATAGTCACTGCCAAGCAGGATGCTGCTGCCGCGATGGCTCAGTCTGCCTCGGATCTGGCTGTATCACTGCAAGCAGACGCTACGACTCTGGCGCAGACACGCGCAGACAGTGAGGCCGCAGTGGCTTTGCTGGATTCGCAGCAGGCCACATTGCAGGCATCCGTGGACGCGCTGACCAAGAAGCTGGCATCCTTGCAGTCACAAGCACAGAAGTTTGCGGCGGCACTGACAGCCGAGTAGTATGAGCGTAGCTGGAGGTGTAAGCTATGTCTACGTCAACGATGCGCTGGCCCCTTATGCGGTCAACAACTTCGTGGATGGCGACCCGATGTATATCGGCAAAGCTGCACCAGATGGCACATGGCTTGTTATCAAGTTCAGCCCCACTACCGGAGTGATGGGGTATGCTAATTTGTCCAACAACTCCAGCTACACTACATACACTGCAGCATGGGCGGCATATGCATCGTTGACCTACGGCGGGTATCAAACCCTGACGGGAGTTTAAAGTGATTGAGTTAAACGGACAGCCAGCAAATCTCTTCTTCACCCTTGAGGTGACTAGGGCGGCTACGGGCAAGACCGAGACATTTGAGATGATCGGCCATGCCGATCCAGAGGAATTGAAGAAACTAACCGAAGGAGCCGAAATTGGCAGTCACACACTCAAACACGGCGCTGTCGGCAGCGACTGACGCAGTTACGGCGCTTATCGGCGCTTCTGGCAAGCTGGCGTTCCGTCTGACCGGAACTGTCGGCGCTCCCGGCACTGTAGTTGCTACGCTCAGTCTGTCGGCTACGGCATTCCCGGCATCGACCAACGGATTGGCTACAGCCAATACCATCACCAGCGATACGGCAGCAACTGGGAATGCGTCTCCAGTTGCAACGGCCACGCTCCAGACTTCTGGTGGTACGGTTGTGGTTCACTGCGCAGTTGCAGCTTCTGCCTCCGATATCAATATGACCAACGGCCTGACTGTAGCCTCTGGCGATACAGTTGCCTGCTCCTCCCTGACGTACAAAGCTATCCCGGCGTGATATGCCATACATTGCAGACAGAGTAAAGGACACGACCACCAGTACAGGGACTACGGCTATAACTTTAGCCAGCAGTCCTCCTACAGGGTACCAGTCTTTTGCAACAGGTTTCGGCGCGTCAACTGTATCTATGGTTGGGTACTGTATTGATGACGGAGCAGGTAATTGGGAAGTCGGTAAGGGGTACTTTAATTCTGTTGGGGATCCCTACTGGTCTAATGTCAAGGTACTGCTGCACGGCGACGGCACCAACGGAGGTACTACATTCACCGACTCATCCACGATAGCCCGTACCTGCACTCCCACTGCCGGAGTCACAACGTCCAGTACACAGGTAAAGTTCGGAACTACGTCTATGTTCATGAACTCTGTGGGGAATGGACTACAGTGGCCTAACGCGGCAGACATGGCGTTTGCCGGTGACTTCACGGTGGACTTCTGGTGCTATGCAGCGACCATTGCCGCTGGCGCTCAGTTGTTTGCCAACCTATCCTCTGGCGGTCTGCAGATTGGGCAGAACGCTGGAAGTCTTGGAGTAGCGAGACAGGGGTTAGCGTGGGACTTAACATCTTCCACTGCAATACCAACCTCGCAGTGGAACTACATTGAGGTAGGGCGGCAGGGCACGACGATGTATATTTTCCTCAATGGTGCGTTGATTGCGTCAGGTGCAGTGGCATCTAGCTATACCACCGGAGCGGTTTGTACGCTATCTCCTGCATCAGGGGTATGGACAGGGTACATTGATGACTTCCGTATTACTCAGAACGTATGCAGGCACACGCTTGCATACTCTGTTCCTACTACAGCAGCCCCAGACGCGGTTACCATCCCACAGACGCTTACACGCGAGATTGTTAGGTCTAGCAGCAACAATAACAGTCTTGTAAATTTTGGCGCAGGAACGAAGACAGTGTTCTGTACCGCATCAGCAGAGCTTTTGGATAACGCAAACGTAGGGCAGATATACGCGCAAGTGCGTAGTTGGCCCATGCCCTAGGAGATAACAGCATGGCAGGAAATTCAGATCCGATCTATAGTCGTGTAGCAGATATCCAGACGGATACGCTGGCTGCTGCAACTCTGCTTGGCCCAACTGCCAATACGGCGCAGGACGGCACTGGGACGATCTACCCAATCTATACGGCAGACGCCACTAACGGCGGGTATTTGCAAAAGCTGATGATGCAGTCCATCAGTACGGTAGCGGCAACGGTGATGCGGATATTCATATCTGACACAACGCCAACAGTTACATCCGGCGCACTGGTCAGCAATACATCTGCCAATACCCACCTGATCCAAGAGTTTAACTTACCCGCCGTTACGGTGTCGCAAGTGCAGGCATCGCCGCACTTGGAACTGATGATGAACATGGCAATTCCTCCCGGCTACCGTATCTGTGTTACTTTTGGAACCTCTACTGGAGCGGGTACTACGGGTTGGAACGTATCGGCTATTGCGGGGAAATACTAATGATTTACTGGCGCATTCTCCTTGAAGATGGGCGTACTGGCTGGCAAGTCATGGACGCCAATCTAAATAATGCCGTAACTGTAGATGATGACAATGTACCCCTTACGGGTGCGTTCACCTACAGCGTGACGGACACAACGCTGCGTCCTGTGTGGGCTGTTTAAATGCTTGACTTTAGCCATATCCCAACTCCGGGTATCGCGGATATTCAGACCTTCATTGGTAACAATACTGCGGTTACTCAGCCATTGACGCAGGTATGGGTTAAGCCCCGTGGCGTGTCGATGGTCAAGATGTTTATGTTGGGCTGCGGCGGTAACGGCGTGACTGCAACAGCGGGAGCGACGTCTGCCGGGGGCGCGGGAGGTGGATCAGGCTCACAAGCGTCTTGGATCGGGTCTGCATTATCTCTACCAGACGTGCTTTACATCGGCGGGGGTGTGGCAGGCGCAGGCGCGGTACTGACAACTATGGTTGCCGTCAAACCCTATGGGGCGACGTACAACGCAGCACCTGTCGCGGCAGACCTAGTGCTTGCAGCCCCCGGGGCTATCGGCAACGCAGTTACTGCCGGTGCTGCCGGTGCGGCTTCAGGATGCTTACTTTCTGGTTTGGGTATCGCCACATTCCTTGTGGGGCTTGCTGGTGGTGCTGCTGGTGCTGTTACCCCAACCGCAGGCACTGCGGCGGCTGCGGGTACAGCAGGACAGCTTGCTCAAGGGGGCGGGGGCGGAGGTGGTATGTCTGCTGCGGCTACGGCTGCTGGCGGAAACTGCACATCTACCTTCCCCACCTTCGCACCTAACTCGTTGGGCGGAGCAGCGGGTACATCAGGCGTAGCCGGGGGTAATGGCGGTCACGGCCTGTGGTTCCCCCAACGCCTGCGTATTTCTACTGGCGGCGGTGGAGGCGGTTCTGGGTTCCCTACTGCTACAGCATCCCCCGGTGGGGCTGGCGGCAACGGCGGCTATGGCTCTGGCGGTGGCGGTGGCGGCGGGACAATCACAGGACAAACCCCCGGCGTGGGCGGCAAAGGCGGATCTGGGATAGTAATTATCATAGCGTGGTGATGCCGTGCTGGGCCTCTCCACAATATCGGATCTGCCAATCAGCAGTCTCCCAGTATCGGGAGGCGGCGGACCAACAACACATACTGCGACAGGCGCATTAGCAACTGCAGGCGCAGCCATAGCTGGCGCAGCGGCGCATAGTGCTTTACATGGATCTACAGGCGCACTAGCTGCATCTGGCGCAGTTATTGTCGGTGCGGCAGCGCACATAGCGGTACACGGCACTACGGGAGCCTTGGCGACTGCAGGGGCTACGGTCACTGGCGCAGCCAATAGATTCAGAGCCTTCGGCTCCACAGGCGTACTCGCTCCTACCGGCGCAGTTATCGTAGGCGCTGCGGCTAGATCCACAGGCGCAGTTACCCATACCGGCACGGGTGTACTAGCTACATCTGGTGCAGTCGTTACGGGATCTGCGAACAGGTTCAGAGCATTCGGATCTTCTGGCGACCTGACGAATATTGGCGCATCCATAGTTGGATCGGCTAACAGGATCGGCGGACCGACTACACACTCCACCACGGGGGTACTCGCCAACACAGGTGCAGTGATTACTGGAGCAGCGAATAGGTTCCACGCTTTCGCATCAACTGGTACCCTGACAAATACCGGGGCAGTAATCGTTGGCGCAGCTACGCGCAACGCTTCACATGACTCCACAGGCACATTGGGGACGGCAGGAGCGGCCATTGCAGGCGCTGCAAACAGATTCCATGCCTTTGGGTCCACCGGGGCGCTTGCGCCTGCTGGAGCGGCTATTGTCGGTGCGGCAGCGCACATAGGCGTACATACCGCCACCGGGGCGCTAACTACATCCGGGGCAGCAGTGGCGGGTGCAGCCACACGCTTCCGCGCATTTGGAACTGCAGGCGCACTAACTACTGCCGGGGCGCAGATAGTCGGAGCAGCTACTCGTATTAGCGGAGGTGCTGGGGTTTACCCTAACCCTGCGTATGTGCTGTCTGGAATCCAGTATGGGCCAACAGGCACAGAATACACCGGAACACTGAGCATCGTGATCGACCTAGATTCTGGGAATCTGGTGAAGATATTAGGGCCTAAAACAGGCATTATGTTGTAGGTATTGACGGCATATCTGTGTGATATACAATCGCAAAATCTGAAAGGACTCATCATGGCAAAAAACCCGTTCGCCGCGTTCGAAAAATCCGGCAAGGACAAAGAGCCTAAAGGCTCGAAAGAGGGCTCCAAGAAAGAGGAAGCCTTCGACAAGAAGCAGATGAAGTTTGCCAAGGGCGGGTCCATTGATGGTGTTGCGCAACGTGGCAAGACCAAGGCCACCCAGATCACTATGAAAAAGGGCGGGCGCTGCTAACATGCGCTGAGTCAGATGACCACCTCGGGTACAGCTACTTTCTCCTTAGACCTCACGGAAGTAGTTGAGGAGGCATTCGAACGTGCGGGGTCAGAAATGCGTTCGGGGTACGACCTTCGTACCGCACGGCGATCGCTGAACTTACTCTTCGCAGACTGGGCCAATCGAGGCATCAACATGTGGACATTTGAGCAGGGAAGCATCCCGCTCATCCAAGGCACTTCGGACTACGATCTGCTACCCGACACCGTAGACCTTCTGGAACATGTCATCCGTACTGGCGCAGGCAGCATGTCCACGCAGGCGGACCTCAGTATTACCCGCATCAGCCTTCCCACATACGCATCTATCCCGAACAAGCTAACGCAGGCGCGGCCGATCCAGTTGGTCATTAACCGCGAGCAGGCGACCCCCTCGGTGACTGTCTGGCCCATCCCTGACCAGACAGGGGTGTACACACTGGTTTATTGGCGGTTACGGCGCATTCAGGATGCAGGCAATGGGGTGAATACCCCAGACGTTCCTTTTCGCTTCCTGCCCGTTCTAGTCGCAGGGCTATCGTACTATCTCGCATTGAAAGTTCCCGGTGGCATGGATCGGCTGCAGGAACTCAAAGCCCAGTACGATGAGGCGTGGGATACGGCTTCTTCTGAGGATCGGGACAAAGCAGAAACACGGCTTGTTCCGCGTCAAGCGTATATCGGGTGACGTATGGGAACCCCTTTTGCATCGGGTAAAAACAGCATCGCGATGTGCGATGTGTGTGGGCAGCAGTTCAAGCTCAAGAAGCTGAAGGAACTGGTAGTCAAGACGAAGAAAACGAATATCATGGCCTGCCCAGAATGCTGGGATCCGGATCATCCGCAGTTGAAACTGGGCATGTACCCGGTCAATGATCCGCAGGCCATACGCAACCCACGGCCCGACACCACGTACGCGCAGAGTCGGCAGATACAATGGGGTTGGGCCCCGGTGGGCGGCGGTAACGCACTCAGTGGAACCCCCAACGCACTGGTTGCTACGGGGTACGTAGGCACCGTCACAGTGGTTATGTCGTAAGACGCATAAGTGTCACTTATTACTTAGGAAGCATGATGGCAACAGAATCCAACAAATCCACACGGCCCGGAGATGCTAAGTTCAAGCCTACCCCGGTAGCCACGCCTGCTACGGGCGGATACCCGCAGACGGGAACCAAGACGGCCGGCATCGTAACGCGCGGCAACGGCGCTGCTACCAAAGGGCGGACTGCACGGGGCCCAATGGCATAAACCATGAGCCTTACGTACGCTACGCTTGTAACGGCTGTCTCGGACGTTTGCGAAAACTCTTTCACAACTACGGACATGGACCTGCTTATTCAGCAGGCAGAACAGGCTATCTACAATACGGTGCAGTTGCCCGCGCTGCGGAGAAACGTGACCGGCAGTCTTACTGCAGGCAACAAGTATCTGAGTGCGCCCGATGATTTCCTGTCCGTCTTCTCCCTAGCGGTGATGGCTCCGTTGACGGGCGAGTACACGTACCTTGTCGATAAGGATGTGAACTTCATACGGGAGGCATACCCGTCTCCCACCGCTACCGGGACACCCAAGTACTATTCCATCTTTGGGCCGCAGTCGGCCTCTCCTGCGGAACTGTCGTTCATCCTCGGCCCCACACCAGATGCAGCGTACGTAGCGGAACTGCACTACAACTTCTATCCGGAGTCCATCGTCACGGCTGCGCATACGTGGCTCGGTGACAATTTCGACTCGGCACTGCTCAATCGCACGCTGGTAGAGGCGATTCGCTTCATGAAAGGCGAAGAGGATATGGTCAAGCTGTACAACGACATGTATCTGCAGTCCATCACGCTGCTCAAGAATCTGGGTGATGGCAAGCAGCGGCAAGATGCGTACCGCAATGGGCAGACGCGTGCGAAGGTAAGCTGACATGGCAATATCCCAAACACAGTGCAGCAGCTTTAAACAGGAGTTGTATCAGGCAATCCATGCATTTGGTACAGACACCTTCAAGATTGCCCTGTATACCAGCGCCGCATCGCTTGATTCCACGACTACCGTTTACACGACCACAGGCGAAGTCCCAGATGGCGGAGGCTATCTTGCAGGCGGTATCGCGCTTACCGGAGTCACTGTAAGCCTGACCGGGACCACGGCGTATGTTGACTTCTCAGACCCTTCGTGGGGCATCGCCACGTTCACTGCACGGGGTGCGCTGATATACAACTACAGTAAAGCTAACCGGGCTGTGGCAGTGCTGGATTTTGGATCGGATAAGGTAAGTGTCAACCAGACATTTGCCATACGGATGCCTTTAAATGACGCATCCAATGCTATCATTCGTAATGCTTAAACAGGAGTAAGTCATGGCAATTCAATACTCATCCACCATTTATCTGGCCCGACTGGATCAGGTTGAAGTGTCCACTGGCGCTTCTCCGTTGCTTCGTATCTTCTCTGGATCACAGCCAGCCAACTGCGCTGCTGCCGACTCCGGCACGCTTCTCTGCACGATCACGCTCCCCGCTGACTGGATGAACGCTGCTTCCGGCACGACCAAGACGCTTCTGGGCACATGGTCTGGTACGGCCAGCGCAGGCTCTGCAGCAACGCCCACCCACTTCCGCATCTGGAACTCGGGTGCAACGGTCTGCCACGTACAGGGCACCTCGGGCATCGGCTCTGGTGACTTGCAAGTTAACGGTACGATTACCAGCGGCCAGACGGTCACGGTGTCGAGCTTCACGCTGACCGCAGCCAACACTTGATAGGGGCACAGAATGACTCTGCAAGAAAAAATGAAGCTGGCGAAACAGCATATTGCTTTCATCGCAATGGGACTGAGTTCCGTCGCGGAGAAGCAAGCAGCATTGGATGAACTGTACGCCTACGGGAATACGGTCCTGATGCAGGACGATGCAGCCCGTGTAACGGATGTGTCGATCAAAGCCCCCGCTGACCAAACGGTGCAGTAATGCCTACTGCCGATCTGGCAGTAACTGAGGCTAATGACGTATCGACGGAAGGCGATCCGTACTTCAGTAATGTCGTAATGCTGGTGCCTTTTGACGGCACCAGCGGGTCAACGTATATTACAGATAGATCCCCGCTATACGCTGGATTTTCAAATGGCGGGGTGATAATCAGTAATGCCCAGAGCAAGTTTGGGGGAACTTCTGGGTACTGTCCTGCTAATGGATGGCTAAAAGCCACACCCTATAACGCGCTATATCAAATAGAGCGCGGAGACTTCACAGTCGAGGCTTGGGTGTATAACGCTGGCCCCACAAGCTCCAATCAGTCCATAGTATCTAGGGTAGATGTATCTGGGAACGGGTTAGATTTTCAGTTGCTTGCTACCTATGAGGGATCTTTTGTTCGGTATCACGTATACATAGATCAACAGCAGGTTGCACAGAGCATGGGCAACTATGCAACTAATTTTTGGCAGTATGTATCGGTAGTACAGCACAACGGGCAGATTACCTTACAGGTAGATGGGTATATTCAGTATCCGCAGAATACGCCGACCTATTATCATACAATGGGTACAGCGCCGTTCACTATCGGTGGCGCTTGGGATTCTGGCGGCGGGTACGGCGGGTATGCATACTACTACTTCAACGGGTTCCTAGATGATGTACGTATTACCAGAGGAGTGGCGCGGTACAACGGATATTATGTGCCGTCGATTGCTCCAGCCTGCCCTACATACGGATCCAGTGTCGCAAGCATTATTCTAGGGACTACTGCATCCATCACAGAGTCTCCAGACACGCTCACTGCAGCAGCATCCGCAGTCTCCTTCATATCCGGCAACTTAGCCGTCACAGAAGCTGCAGACGTATCTACTACAGGCGATACGTATTTCAACCGGGTGATCCTGCTGGTTCCGATGGACGGGGCCAATGGCGGAACCACGTTCCTAGATAAGTCTCCTATCGCTAGTGCGCTGAGTCGGGTTAATGCTACTACAAGCACGTCTAATATTAAGTACGGAACTGCTTCTGGCATGTTCCTGCACAACGCCCATGTCGAGACTGGCACAAATTCAGCCTATCAATTTGCTGGCGGAGACTTCACTGTCGAACTGTGGGCATGGATAAGCCTTTCAGTAGGGACTGCCGGATCACTAATCAATATCTACGATGCCGATGCGTCGGCGTATGATTTTGAAATACGCTACCTGTCTAGCGGCACTGCCATATCCCTGCAAGCATCAAGCGGACCTAACTATGCGCAGACTGCGTATAACCTGTCGGAGAATGTGTGGTATCACATTGCGTTTGTCCGGTCTGGATCGGCATTGACGCTCTATGTCAACGGAACAAATGTTGGTGCCGGTACATACACCTATCCGGTAACGCTAAGTAACCGTCCCTTCGATATGGGATCCAGATACTACTCTGGAAGCGGCGGGTACTACGACTACTTCCTTAATGGGTATCTGGACGATGTACGAGTCACCAAGGGGGTAGCACGGTATACATCCAACTTCACTGCACCAACTGCGGCATTTCCTGTCGTAGGCATATCGTTTGCAGGGATTACTGATGGCTTCTCGGCGTCCATAACAGAAGCTGCAGACACGCTGAGTGGCGCGGCAGTAGTGATAACTCCTCAGTTCTGTACCCTTGCAGTAACAGAAGCACCAGATACAGGCAGCGGATCAGTAGCTATAACTGCAGGGCCAGTATATGAGGCTCCTGACTACGTTGAGGATCCGTATTGGAGTAATACGGTTCTTGCGATGCACATGGATGGAGCAAATAATGGGGTTATCTTCAAGGATTCGTCTACCTACAATCACATCGCTGTTCCTACAGGAACGATAGTTACCAGTACAGCACAGTTTAAATTCGGATCTGCATCCCTGCTGCTAAATGGAACAGATAGTCAGCTATGGATAGCAGATGGCGCTGAGTTTGAGTTTGGATCAGGTGCTTTCACGATAGAAACATGGTTCTATCTAACCGGATATGCCACGGTACATAGTGGCGTATATCAATGCGCGCTTATAACTAAAGAAGTGTCTGGTAGCCGCGAGTTTCGTGTATGTTTGGATGGCACTGCATCCTCGTTTGATGCGCTTGCCGTCTATCTGTTTGATGCAGGCGGAGCCGTATCCGACTGCTCTGCGGCAACTTCGTTTAGTCTAAATACGTGGTATCACGTAGCAGTGACGCGGTCTGGAAATACAGTCTATGTATTTAAGAACGGAGCGATGGTCAGTACGACCACAGTAACCATCGCTATACCCGACACAACCGCTTCGGTGTATATTGGCTTCAACTACTTTGCTCCGCTCTATCCGGCGTATTTCAAAGGGTATATAGACGATCTCCGTGTAACCAAAGGCGTAGCCCGGTATGTCGGAAACTTCACGCTTCCTACAGATACCTTCGTCGCCTCCGCAGGGACAGCATCCATAACAGGCTACCCCTACTGCTTCGCTGATGCGAACATCACGGAAGCTGCGGATACTATGCCCAACGACAGCAACACGCTGTCTCTCCTGCATTTTGATGGGGCTAATGGAAGCACTACCTATACTGACGCTGTATCTGGTATTACGTGGGTTTCTACTTCCTTTAATAGCGCTCCTAATCTAGCAACAGATATCGTCAAGTTTGGCACCGCAGCATGGAAGCTAAATGCTCGTGTAACACTGGGAGCGCTCATTAGTACGAATGCAGCGTATGCGGTTCACGCAGCAGATTTTACTGTGGAGTTCTGGCTATACCCGCAGGCTTCTGGAGATTCTTATAGAGCGCTGTTTAACTGGGGTACCACAGGTGCTTTTTTCTGTCAGATAAATAATCTATACCAGATAGGTCTATCTGCGATTGGGGGGGTAGTTAGTATAAACTCTTCTCCAGTTACGCTAGATACGTGGCACCATATAGCAATTACTAAATCAGGTACCTCATTCATTCTGTATGTAGATGGGGTGAATAGTGCCTCTGGCACAGGCACGCTAGATGTCGCGTCTACGCAAATAGCCCTAGCCGGTTCTGTTGCCACAGACGTAGCTACGCTACAGCAAGCTCGGATAGACGAGTTCCGCATCTCCAATACGGTTCGCTATACCAGCAACTTCACTCCGCCAACGGCAGCATTCGCGTATAGAAGTGGCTATGCAACCGTAGCCAACGTAGTCACTTGCACCGCTGCAATAACTGAGGCCGCAGACACCCTATCCACCATCGCCTACTACGATCCGGCATGGACAAACGTAGGACTTCTCCTACACTGCGACGGATCGAACCTGAGCACGACTATCACCGATAGTAGTCCAACACCGAAGACGGTTACCGCAGTTTCTGGGGCCAAGTTGAGTACAGCGCAGGTGAAGTTTGGAACAGCATCCTTGCTTCTGAACGGCACTACGGACTACATAACAGTTCCCAGTAATGCAGCGTTCCAGTTCAAGAATAGGAACTTCACAGTAGAGTGCTGGGTGTACTTTAATGCCCTTCCGGGGGATGCCGTGGGAGCCGTGTTCTTCCATCGTGGAGCCACCGCTAGTTCTAATGCGGAAATATCAGTTCAGTTATTTAACACTGCTGGGGTATATACCCTACGTTTACAGACTTCCACCAGCGGGGCAGCATGGACTAGCCCCTTAGACTCATCCGCTATCGCAGTGTCTACCGGGCAGTGGTATCACATAGCTGTATGTCGGCAGATTCCCAGCACGGTATATTTTTGGCTCAATGGAGCGGCGGTTGGAACTGCTACTAACGCCGAGTCCTTTTTCCTCGGGAGTGGACTTACTTGTATTGGGGCTAACTCACTGGCTGCCTATCCGCTCAACGGATACCTTGACGATATTCGCATCACGAAGGACTACTGCCGCTACACCACTGCCTTCACGCCAGCTACTGCTGCGTTCCCAGAGGCAATGGCTGCGTATACAGATACGTATTTCCCGCAAGTTGTATTTCTGAGTCACTTAGACGGCGGCACTGCGTTTGACAGTAGCTTGAAGGGGATACCGATACTTTCGGCTACCGTAACCACGGTAGATTCTAAATTCGGCGGCTGGTCTGCAGGGTTTGGCATGAGCGGTGGCGGGCCTATGGTGCAGCTTGCTTTTGCAGATTTAAATGGCGAGTTTAACTTCGGCACATCTGCGTTCACCATTGAGTTCTGGCATAACATGCTGAATATTGGAGGGGCATCCTTCCAAGGCGTACTAGCTATAGGCGAGGGCGGAGCTACGTACCTCCCGCTCAGTATCCTGCGTAATAACTCCGGCGCAGACTTGCTGGTATCCAAGAGTAACGTAGCTCGCACCGCTAATGAGTTCTCTTCTGTAGTCCTTACTGCTGCCGGAGGATGGTGCCACTACGCAGTAGTCTATGACGGAGCAACTACGCTTAAGACCTACTTTAACGGGGTGGCGGGAACACCCCAAACTGTCTCCGCAGCATTCGCGTCCCTTATCGCAGGCGATTATGTGAGGTGGCAGTATAACAGCGGCTACGGCTACACAGACGAAATCCGTGTTACTAAGGGTGTAGCCCGATACACATCCACCTTCACCGCACCTACGGTGGCATTCTCCACGGCGTACACTGGGTCTGCATCAGTCTCAGGCGGGGTAGCCGGGATCTCCGAAGCTGCCTCCGCAGCCATCCAAGACGCCCCGGACACCGTAGCAGCCACCGTCTTCGTCATCATCATCCCGGTGATGAACGCCTTTATCTACGAGGCACCTGATGTGTGCGGCTCGGTGTGTAATGTCCGCTCTCTGGCAATCTGTACTGCTGATATCCACGAAGCCCCGGATTTCGTGTCCCTGTGGGCAGATATCAACACCACGCAGGCAGGCCCGTGGACGCCAATTAACCCGGATGCTATTGCTGGATGGGTAGATGTAAACGATAATCAGCCATCTATGTGGACTGATGTAAGCACATAAAGGAACTCCATGTCTAGTACCTACTCAACATTCAAGATAGAAATGCCCGGAGCGGGTGACCAGAGCGGTACGTGGGGCGCTACCGTCAACACCAATCTCGGCACCACGATGGAAGAAGCCATCGGCGGCTACGGCAACCCGGCATACCCGTCTGACGCTGACTACACGCTTACATACTCCGACTCCAACGCAGCGCAGACGTTCCGCTGCCTGTACTTCCTTGTCACTGGAACCATCTCTGCAACCCGCAACCTGACCGTCCCGGCGATCAGGAAGATGTACCTCATCAAGAACAGCACCACGGGTGGGCAGAGTATCAATATACGCATCGGAACCAGCACGGGCACGACTATCCCGAATGGCAAGACGATGGCGGTATACGCCACAGGTACAGACGTTATTCAAGCGTTTAACTACGTACCCGGAGTCACATCAACACTAGACGCTATCACAGCGGCTACTGGATCGGTAACCAATGCCAACGGCGTCAACGCGATCACATGGAACTGGGCGCAGACTGCGGCCTCGCAGAATGCCTTCAACTTCGGGGAAACCACTGCAGCTATCAATGGCGCAGGCAATCAGGTTCTGGTGAAGATAGGTACACTGGCAACCTCCACCTCTGATCCGTTCTTGGTTCAGGCGCTGGGCGCAGATGTGTTCCGTGTAAATCGGAGCAGCGGCGCAGTGTTTACACCCTCCTCCTTCTCTGTTTCTGCCACCTCCTCTGCCGCCATCCAGACCGGATCAGGGGCCAATCTATCCCTTACCGTAGGGGCAGGCACTGGAGTAGCTGCAGGAATCGTCCAAATCACAGGTGGCATCTCTGGTGCTGCGCAGACAGGCAACTCTGGTGGCGTAGTCATTACTGGCGGCGCGGCAGGCACCGTGGCCTCTATGGCAGGTGGACCCGTAGTTATTACGGGGGGAGTAGGCTCCACAACCACCACAGGTGGCATCGGCGGCGCAGTGACTATCACTGCAGGGAACGGGGGGCTGGCACTTGCCGGTGGCGTAGCAACATTAAAGGGCGGGAACGGTGGCGCTTCTGGTGCTGGCGGCAACGTAGCGATTACCTCTGGAAATGGGAACTCTGCTGTTGGCGGTGATATCGTCATCACCCCCGGAACTGGCTCCTCCAACGGAGCAGTCAACTTTGTGAACTGCGATGTAGCCAATGGCGCAGTCGCCACGATCATGTCGAACTTCGGGCCTACGGGTGCCAGCGCAACCATCGTTGGCTGGCTCAAGGTCAAAGTAAACGGCACAGCCCGGTACATGCCCTACTGGTAAGCATCATGAATGAAGTAGCTGCCCAAGCCCAGATCAATGCCTTGATAGAGCAGCGGAATGCTGCTTTAAACACCGTAGTTAACCTGATGGGTGAACTGGCGGTGTCCAAGCACATGATCGACGAACTGACCCAGCAGCTAGAAGGAGCTACCACGCTGTTCACTGAGCTACATCCCGTAGAAACCCCCGTTTAAATAAGGCAACGAGATGACTGATTCCGCACCACTTCACCACCAAGACGGATGGCATCTCGATAAGAAGGTGCCCTTGGGGCTTATCTTCACGATCCTTGTTCAGGCCGGTATGGTCATCTGGGCCATAGCCGATATCAAAAAGGATGTTGAGGTACTTAAGACGCAGATAACCGTACTCCATGATCGGGATAACGCGCAGGAGGCGAATAATCGGCTGATCGTGGAGCAGGTACGCGCACAGATGGATCGCATAGATGCCAAGTTGGATCGCCTGATTGAGCGGAGTTCAAGGCAGTGATATGTTGATCGCTGTCGCTGCCACAATCGCGTTTCTCATATTCATTGCGATACTGGTTGGCGTGTTCATATACACAGAGTTTAAAGCGTGGAGGGATGACTAATGGGCGCACTATTCAGTTTCTTGGGTGGGTCAGTCTTCCGCATGATCTGGGGCGAGGTTGCCTCATTCATGAACAAGAAGCAGGATCACGAGATGGAGATATCCATGATGCGCGTCCAGCTTGAGCTAGAAGACAAGCATCACGCAAATACGATGGAGTCCCTGCGCCTGCAGAGCGAATTGGGCATCAAGGTAGCTGAGTCCCAGAAGGAGATGGCTATTGAGCAGGGCGATGCAGACGCCTTTACAGAAGCCATGAAGAACGCATTTAAACCAAGCGGCATCTGGTTTGTAGACGCTTGGAATGGGGTAATCCGCCCCGCTGCGGCCACCATCGTTCTCTTGCTCTGGTCTTTAAAGCTGCTGGCGCAGGACTGGAAGATGGATACCTACGACATGGAGATAAGCGGGGTCGTGCTTGGGTTCTTTTTCGCAGACCGTGGGCTAGCGAAGCGTGGAAAATGAAGCCGTCATCATTGCAGCGGCCCTGTGCCGTAGATTTGAAGGGTTGTTTCTGCGCCCTTATCTATGTCCTGCGGGGGTTCCTACGATTGGGTACGGAACGACACGCTATCCGAATGGGATCAGGGTCAGCCTACTGGATCCGCCCATCACGCCGGAACTCGCCACGACCTTTCTGATGTGGGAACTGCAGAAGCAGTGCATACCCGCTGTAGAGAAATACTGCCCCGGAGTTGGGGTTAAGACGGCTGCGGCGCTGATCGACTTTGTTTACAACCTAGGGGCAGGTAGGTTACAGTCATCCACATTGCGCAAGCGCGTAAATGAAGAAGATTGGGATGCGGCTACCTCTGAACTCACTAAGTGGGTTCGCGGAGGTGGGAAAATTCTCCCCGGTTTAGTTAAACGCAGAGCAGCCGAGGCGCTGCTTCTAGGGGTTGAATAATGCTCAAGAAACTCACGCTTAAGGCCGGTGTAAACAGAGAAAACACCCGGTACACTAACGAGAACGGCTGGTACGACTCCAACAATATCCGCTTTCGGCAAGGTACGCCACAGAAGATTGGTGGCTGGCAGCGCATATCAGACTATACCTTCATAGGACTGTGCCGGTCCCTGTGGAACTGGGTGACGCTGGCTGGGGATAACCTAGTAGGTGTCGGTACTGAGAAGAAATTTTACATCGAGCGCGGTGGGTATTACAACGATGTGACCCCGGTAATTGCTACGCGCACGCTGGGCAGCAACCCAATCGCTACGGTAGCTAGCTCCGCTACGGTCACCATAACAGATGCTACTACAGGATATGTTCCGGGCCAATACGTTACTTTTAGTGGTGCTACTGCGGTGGGTGGCGTTACTGTTGTCGGAGAGTACGTTATACAGACGGTGGTTGGTAGCACATACACTATCACGGCGACTGTCGCAGGAGCTAACGCCACTGGAGGGGGCGCAGTCGTATCGGCGGCATACCAACTCATACCCGGACTGACCATCGCGGCTCCCGTATCAGGGTGGAGTTCAGGGGCGTGGTCTAGCGGTACGTGGAGCTTCAGTGCAGCAAGCACCCAGCAGCTTCGCCTATGGAGCCAGACCAACTTTGGAGAGGATCTTATCTTCGGCCCACGCGGGGGGCCTATCTACTACTGGGATGCCACAACCGGGCTATCCGTTCGTTCCGTCGCGCTTACCTCTATGGGCGGGGCTTCGGATGTACCTATCATCCAGAACGTACTGCTTGTGTCTGACGTAAGCCGGTTCGTCTTCGCTTTTGGCTCCAACACGCTGGGGTCCGCTATACAGGATCCGATGCTGATCCGCTGGTCAGATCAGGAAAACGCTACCCAGTGGACGCCGGCCGTTACCAATCAGGCAGGGGATCTGCGACTGTCCATAGGCTCCACCATCGTTGCCGCCATGCAGACCCGGCAGGAGATTCTGGTTTGGACAGACGCCGCTATCTACTCGCTGCAGTATGCTGGACCACCTATCGTCTGGGGCTCTACGCTGCTGGGCAGCAACACTTCCATCATCTCGCCTAACGCGACAGCCGGGGCTGCAGGGGTTGTGTACTGGATGGGGATCGACAAGTTCTACAAGTATGACGGCCGCGTGGACTCCCTCAAATGTGATCTGCGCCAGTATGTGTTCGGGGATATAAACGAGTACCAAGCGGGGCAGGTGTTCGCAGGAACCAACGAAGGGTTCAATGAGGTGTGGTGGTTCTACTGCTCCGCTTCCTCGTCTTCCGTAGACCGCTATGTGATCTTCAACTACGAAGAAAACGTCTGGTACTACGGCAGCATGGCACGCACGGCGTGGCTGGATAGTGGTATCGCCAACTACCCTATGGCGGCTACGTACAGCAACAACGTGGTGTACCACGAGAATGGCGTAGACGATAACACCACTACGGTTACGTATCCGGTACCCGCTTACGTTCAATCTGCTGAATTTGATATCGACGATGGGGATCGCTTCGGCTTCGTGCGCCGGATACTGCCGGATATCTCCTTCGCGGGCTCCACGATAGATTCGCCCAGCGTTACGCTGTATCTGGACCCCATGACAAACTCGGGTTCCGGGTTCAACTCCCCAGAGTCTGTGGCGGGGTCCGCTTCGGCCACGGTGACGCGTACCGCTGTGGTTCCTATCGAGAAATTCACCGGACAGGTGTACATAAGAATCCGTGGACGGCAAATGTCCATGAAGGTAGAATCCACAGCCATTGGGGTTGCTTGGCAACTAGGATCGCCCCGTATTGATATCAGACAAGATGGCCGACGTTGACTTATGCACTGCATACAACGTACACTAAGCGCTTTTACAGGAGCGACAATGCCTAAGTTTATTGATAAGACGGGGCTACGCTATGGAAGGCTAGTAGTGCTTTCTAGAGCCGGAATCACAGCCAGCAAGAAAACGCTTTGGGAGTGTTTGTGTGACTGCGGGCGATCCGCCAAAGTTGATAGTTGTAGCTTGTCAACAGGCAATACACAGTCCTGCGGCTGCTACCTGAAAGAAAAGATAACTACGCACGGCGGTACGGGGAAAGGATCGTATAACACATGGAGAGCCGTTATGCGCAGGTGTACTAACCCCAAGGATAAGGACTACCCTAAATATGGGGCACTCGGCGTTACCGTATGTTTGGCGTGGCATGACTACACTGCTTTTGTTGCCGATATGGGAGAGCCGTGCGGCGTACAGACGTTAGATCGAATTGATACCTATGGTAATTACACCAAGGAAAACTGTAGGTGGGCCAGTCCTACTGTGCAAACTAGAAATGTACGTATACGGCCATCCTCTAAATCGGGTGTAACCGGGGTACATTTTAGAAATAAAAAGTGGCTCGCGGAAGTCACGGTAAAACGCAAGAAATACTATTCTAGGGTGTGTGACACACTAGAAGCCGCTATAGTTGCACGTAAGCAGTTAGAGCTTACATACTGGGGAGCATAGCTATGGGCATGTTGCAGAAAAGCCCCCCAGTGCTTACGGCGGCTCCGAAGGAGTACGACGCGCAGTTCATGAACCAGATGACACTGACGCTGCGCTTGTTCTTCAATGATCTCAATGCCGTTCAGGCACTATCCCTCGCGGGTATCAATCTGGATATTGGCACGCTGCCTACGGAAGCCGCACTGGCTACCCTGCGCTCCGGTGATGTGTACCGGGATACAACTGCCAGCCACGTGCTCAAGGTGAAACCATAATGCCGATACGTAATTTGGCCTTGAGCGAAGACGCGCTAACTACGGACAGCGGGGGAGATCCTGTTTTTGCGGGTACCGGGCTTACGAACACAGCCGCTCCTGCGGCGACTACGGCTCCGGCTGCAACGTCTAGCGGCGGAATGTTTGGTAGCCTCGCCAATCAGGTAGCAGCCGCTGCTCCTGCAGCGCTATCGGCACAGCAACAGCAAGACGCTGCGATGGCCGCTTACCAACAGTCCATGCAGGTACCTGCGGGCACGGTAACTCCGCAGTCCGCACTTAAGCAGTTGTACCCCGGAGCCACGATAGGGTACCCCGCTGATACAAAGTGGAGCATGGATGCTGAGAACTTTGTAGCTGATAGGCCCATGACCCTGATTGATGCCAGCGGCAAGCCTATGGACATGCAGGCAGCGCTTACGGCAGCATACAAGGCAGCGGGAGCAGATCCCGCAACGATACCCACCAATCCGGAATCGCAGACACTTGTTTTTCAGACACTGCAGCAGGCCCCCGCAGACCTCAAGATTGATACTGCGCGTCTGAACACACTGTCTGCATTCTCTGCTGCACAAGAAGCGGGGCAGGACGCTACGGGTACGAACTATGGGGCCAAGCCTTCTTCTACCTACGGGGTGCCTGACAAGATTATTCAAGGGCTGCAGAACGGCTGGACGAACGAGCAAATAAATCAGCAGAGCCACCTGCGTAACCCCAACGCTGACCCCGCTAACGCCGCGTTACAGGCCATCGCCGTAGTGGGAAGCATAATAGCTCCCCCGCTGGCCCCCTATCTCGTCGGGGGCACTAACGCTGTCGGGGCGATGAACGCCGGGGCCAACTTCGGCGATGCCGCTGTAGGGGGCCTGAAAGCAGGGCTGATGACCTATGCTGGGCAGCAGATGATGCCTGCCGGTACGACGGGTACTCCTGATTCGGTACTGGACGGCACGGGTGTAGTCAACGCAGGTACAAGCGGGGGTAACGCCGTGCTAGACGGCGCGGGGCTTACGAATACGGGCCTTCCCTCTGCAGCTTCGCAGATACCTGTCAGTAACTTGGCCGATGGGCTTGGACAGGGCACTGTAGCTGCCAGCAGCGGGCCCGGCTTTGGGGCGTTGCTAAAGAATCCCGCGCAGACCATAGGCAACTATGTAGATGTAGCAGGCAAACTCGGCGTTACCAATACGGCTGCGGCCAACGCGATCAATAACGCCGTAGGCGGCACCGCCGTACAGACCGCACTCAATGGTGGAGATGTGGGGAAAGCGGCCAATACTGCGATTGGGAATGCCGCCGTAGGCTACGGTACCGGACAGGTTAGCGGGGCCATAAACAATGCTACTGCAGGCTCCGTCGCGGACGGAACAATAAGCCAGAGCACTGCGAACGCGATCAATGCTGCAGGCGTAGGTGGGACAAGGGCTATTCTCACCGGAGGGGATGCTAGTGCTGCACTTACTGGAGCCGCCGCAGGCGGGCTTGGAAGCGGTGCTAACTCGCTGGTACAGAGCGCTATAGGCAACGACGGGGGCGTGCTCTCAAATACGCTCGGTAATGCCGCCGCGTCTGGTACGGCCGCAGCAGTTATGGGTGGGGACGCAGGCAAGGCTGCGCTCATCGGCGGCGCGGGGGCGCTGGCTAACAGCACTGGCACGCAGCTAACAGGCGATCCCGGCTACGGTAACCTAGCCAGCGTGGTTGCCAAGGATCTTGTCAGCGGCCAGCCGATCACGGGTGCACAGATAGCCAGTGGGTTAGCAAACACTTCGCAGGGCAAGGCGCTGGGCAAGACTGTCGATGACAGCCTGAACACCACTTGGGACGCTATCAAGGGCAGCGTAACCACGCCCCCTGCAGGCACGACGGATGTTACAGGCGGCACACATGCGGATGCAGGTACTACAGATACAGTACTGGCTGATGCTGGGCTGACGAGTACGAATGCGAATGCGGATAGCACGCAGGCGTTTGTAGACGCGGTTAATCAAGCTAGTGCTACCGGCATCGCAGATGCGGGCACGGGTACGCAGACTGCGGCGGTCAATAACAATGTGGTCAGTGATGCAGGAAATGGTATGCCCGCTGTTGGGCAGACGCCTTTCTACGATTTACTATCCCACTTTGCTGCGGCTACTGAAACCCCCGCCGAGGCGGCGCAGATTACTGAGCTGCTGGATCAGTGGCAGGCAGGGGCACTGCCACAAGAACAGATAGATGCACTTGTGCAGCTTATGCAGGACCATCCTGACATGCTCTCGGTATTAGCCGGAGATGCACAAGGCAGTGCTACCAGCGGAACTGGTAGCACCGTCATAGACGGTACGGGCGGCACTGGAACAGGTACAGCAAACGCAGGTAATGCGAACACCATCCAAGGAACCGGCACTTCCACCGGAGACGCGACAATGGTGGGCGGTAGCACCACTGACATAACACAGGCTTTGGCTGATGCTGGTTTGACCGTAGGAACAGGTGGGGCGGGAACCGCTGCGACAGGCACGGGCACCATCCAAGGAACAGGCGGTACGGGCGCTGCTGCAGGTACAGGGAACACAACCGTTTGGAATGCGGACGGCTCCACTACGGGTGGCGCTAACACGAACAACACGGTACTGATAGGCAACGGAAATGCTAACGGTGACCCCAATGGCGGTGGACTGATAACGCAGACAGGCGCGGTTGCAGATGGTTCTGGCGGCGGAAATACCCTAATCAATCTACCGGGCAGCGCTACGCAGCAGGATAACAGTCAAGTAGTGTGGCTTGACAATTCGGGATTGACGCAAACTAATACAGGCGGCGTGCAGGTGCTCAACGACGCGGGCTTGACCAACACGAATAACACTACAGCGGCTAACAACACCACGACGGCCAACCAGACTGCGCAGAATACCACGACTACGGGCGGATCTACCGCAGGTGGAACTACTGCTGACGGCGCGACTACGGTTACCTCGGGCGGATCTACGTCAGGGGGTTCTACCTCGGGTGGATCGACTTCAGGCGGTGCGACCTCGGGTGCCTCCGGGGCTTCTGGTGCCTCCGGTGCTTCTGGCGCATCGGGTGCCTCCGGCGCTTCTGGCGCATCGGGTAGTGGCAGTACGGATATAACGCAGGTACTGACTGACGCGGGACTTACCCAAACCAACAATGGCGATATTGTCATCGCTAGTGGCGGTAGTGGTAATGGCGCAGTTAATAATGGCGGGTCGAGTACCACGGGCACGGTGAATAACGGTGGCTCCAGCACTACGGGAACCGTCAACAATGGTGGCTCCAGTACCACGGGCACGGTGAATAACGGCGGGGATACTACGGGTACAGTTAACAACGGCGGAACCAGCACTACAGGTACTGTGAACAACGGTGGCGATACTAGCGGCGGGACTGTGAATAACGGAGGCACCACAGTCATCAACGGCACCAACGGCACCAACGGAACCAATGGTACGAACGGTACGAATGGCGCTAACGGTACCAACGGCGCTGCAGGAACAAATGGAACTAACGGTGCAACGGGTGCCGCAGGCGGCAACGGTACGAACGGTACCAACGGCGCTGCAGGCACGAACGGTGCCAATGGTACGAACGGTACTAATGGCACGAATGGAACCAATGGAGCAGATGGAGCCAAGGGCGACACAGGTACTGCCGGGACGAACGGAACCAACGGTACGAACGGCACTAACGGAACCAACGGTGCTGCGGGGACGAACGGAACCAATGGGTCCAACGGGACAAACGGAGCAGCAGGCGCTACCGGGGCTACGGGTGCCTCTGGGAAGAGCGGAACCAATGGCACGAATGGTGCGCCGGGAGCTGCTGCCCCGTCTACAATTACTTCCAGCGCAAACCCGACAGAGTTGGCGCACATCAGCTTGATGAACGACCTGTTCGGAGAACTGGATCTTGAGCACTATTTGACAGCGCTCGGGCTACCTCCCAGCGCCAAACCGGATCCGAATGTGGCCCACGTTACTGCGGCAACAGGCGGCAGTATTGATGATTTGATTGCATTGTTAGGAGCATAGATATGGCTGGATACGACTGGTACTCCAACGGCCCCGGCGAGGATCCTACATGGGAATATCTGGACGACAACGGGATTCCAACAACCCCTCCTGTGTTTGTCGCGGACCCAAACGCGCCAAACACAGCAGATCCCAATGCTGGCGCAGATGCTACGGTTAATAGAACACTACCCGCGTGGTATGAAACACTGGGCCAAGACGCGAAGAATCTGCTGAAGGCTACTTTCAGTAAACCCGATGGGTCTATCGACTGGAACAAAGCCCTCGGTGCGGGCGGCGCGGCTGCGGGATCACTCTACGGCATGCTGAACAACAAGCCCGCTACCCCTACCGGGTATCAGGGCGGCATCCCCAGTCTCGTAGCCACACGCCAGCAGGCAGCTCCTCCCGCCTCCCAACCGACGCCTCACGCCTATGGCGCTCCTGCTATGGGCCAGCGTTATTTCACGGATACGCAGTACACCAAGGCTGGAGATGCGCCTGCGTTAGCTGCCGCACAGACGGCTGCGACAAACCAAGCTGCCGCACTGAATAACCCCGCTGTTGCTGCTGCACAGGCCGCTGCCGCACAAACTGCGGCGAATACGGTAGGCACAGGTACCAACAATACTACCAACACGGTGCAGGCAGCGCACGGTGGGCTGATGGGGCTCGCCGCAGGCGGGCAGGCGGGGCACCCGCGCTATCTCCAAGGAAGTACCGATGGTATGGCGGACAAGCTCCCGGCATCCATCGACGGGCAGCGGCCGGCGAAGCTGTCGCACGGTGAGTTTGTAGTTCCGGCAGACGTAGTCAGCCACCTTGGTAACGGCAACTCCGACGCAGGCGCGCAGCACCTGTACTCCATGATGGATCGTGTGCGCAAGGCGCGTACCGGCACCAAGAAGCAAGGCAAGGAGATCAACCCTGCCAAATTCACGGGTGGCTTGGCCGCTTCCAAGTATGCAGAGGGCGGGGTTATTGGCTTCGACGGTACCACGGGCTCTACGGTGCCTGCAGGTACCACTGGTACGGAGTCCAACCTATCCAACTGGGCCGGGCCATACGTCACCAACATGCTGGGCCAAGGCGCTGCGCTGGCTAACCAGCCCTACCAAGCGTATCAGGGGCAGTTGACCGCTGGCTCCTCGCCGCTACAGGATCAGGCATTCAACTCTGCGTCGAGCCTCACTACACCGTCCTCGATAGGTACGGCCGCAACCAACGCGAATAATGCATCGAGTGCGCTGAATACCGCGGCTGCTACGGGGTACGACACTGCAGGGACCAACGTAAATACGGGTATTTTTGGTTCCGCGCAGGCACAACAGTACATGAATCCGTACCTGCAGCAGTCGCTGAATCCGCAGATCGCGGAAGCCCGGAGGCAATCGCAGATTACACAGACCGGGAACGATGCCAAGGCTACGCAGGCGGGGGCCTTCGGCGGCAGCCGTCAGGCGCTGATGAACACGGAAACACAGCGCAACCTCGGGGATAACCTAGCCAATATAACAGGCAAGGGCTATGACACTGCCTACCAGAACGCGCAGCAACAGTTCAATGCAGATCAGCAGCGCCAGTTGCAGGCCAGCCAGTCCAATATGCAGAACGCGCAGTTCGGGGCACAGTATGGGCTTAACGCTTCCACTGCAGGTGCGACGGCGGCACAGACGGCGGCAGGTATCGGACAGATGCAGAACAACATCGACCTTGGCAATATGAATGCGCAGGCTGCGCAGGGGGCTACCCAGCGCGGTATCGAGTCCGATTCGCTCAACGCACAGCAGGCAGCGTTCAATGCTGAGCGCGATAACCCGTACAAGATGGTGCAGTACCAGCAGTCGCTGCTGCAAGGGCTCCCGCTCGCAGCGCAGAGCTATTCTGTTACGCAGCCTAGTGGGGTGCAGGCCGGTATATCAGGCGCAGGTAGCGCCATTGATCTGCTGACTAAACTCGGCCTATACACACCGCAGACAGCGGCAGCAACTACCGGCACTACAACCGGCACGGGCACTACACCTTGATTCTGATTTAGGACTATGACCATGCAAGCCACTCAAGCGCCACAGGCATCCCAAGGTATCGCAGCACTCATGGGTAACCCTGCCCCGATGGCGGGACCGCCGCAAGCGCCTCCCCCCGGTGCGGCCGGCGCACCTCCGCAGGGAGGCATTAACAACGTACCTCCGGACCTGAAGCAGCAGTTGGTTGTAGCCGCGCAGTTGGAGGCACAGCAAGCATCACAGCGGGCGATGGCGATACAGCAGCAGTTGTCGCTTCCTCAGAATCCGCAAACGCAGAAGCCACTGACCGTAGTGGAAAAGATGCACCAGCAAATTGCGCAGATGGCGCAGCAGGAAGAAGCGCGTAAGCAGGCAGAACTTGCCAAGCAGGTAGGGCAGGGCGACATGGTGCAGATGCAGATGGCGCAGGTGGGGATGGCGCAGCAGCAACCCCCTATGGGGCCTCCGGGTAATCCCCCGCAGCCCGATCCGCAGGCACAGCCGCCTCAAATGGCCGCACGCGGTGGGCTGATGCAGGCACGCTCCAACATCCAAGGGTTCGCCAAGGGTGGGATTCTGGGGTTTGCAAGTGACGGTGCTGTTCCTAGTGGATCTTCTTGGTTTCCAGAGATAGATCCCGCCCTCGTGGATAAGAGCACAGATACTACTGAGGAACGTGCCGAAAAACATGCGCAGCGGGATGCGCTGGCGAATCGGATACAGCTTGACAAGGACATGAAAGAGGCTGCGCGGCAGCAGGCAATGCGCCAAGCACGAGAAGATAACCCTCCGGCATCCTCGCAGCAGATCGTAGATAAGTTCAAGAATACGTTTGGTATCGGAACACAGACAAGCAACAGAGGGCGTGAAGAGCGGCACAGCTTGGCTACGCCTGTCGGACTGCCTGCGCTCGCGGCTTCCGCAGCCCCATCTCCTGCACCGAGCCCTGCTGCTCCTGCGGCTGATCCCAATGCGTATCCCACGCGGTACTCTCGCGCTGCAGATTCCAATGCAGCTAGCGCCCCCGCGCCAGACCCCAACGGAACCACGCCGCCGATTGATCCTAAACAACCCATTACGGGGAACTTCACGCCTACGGATACCTTGTGGGATACCGCGTCTAAGATACCAGACCCAACAGACCGGGCCAACGTAATGGCCCTTATGGAGCAGGGCGGGCTTAAACCTGCAGCGCCAGCGCCGCAAAGCACCAACACGCAACCCGATATTCCGAGTGGCCTTACGGGGTACATCGACCGTGTGACTGCCGAAGGTTACCCCACTGCGCAACGTACCGAAGCGGAGAGGTACGCCAATAAGATGCTGCCAGCGCAGACATTCAACGAGCAGAAAGCAAACATTGCGTATCTGAAGGCGCAGCGGGATCAGAACGTAAATCAAGGCGAGCAGGCCGATCCTTTCTCACGCTTCGCGGACTTCGCACGCAACGTGGGCGCGCACGTACCGCGCCCCGGAGAGAACGGGCTGGCGGCTATAGGCAGCGGTATGGAGCGTATGAATGCATACAACCGGAACGCAGCCAAGGAACGTGCTGCAGCTACCGTGCCGATCATCACCGCGCAGCAGGGCGTGGACACGGGCATGCGTGCCGATCAGACCAAGCTGTTTGACGCAGGGCAGTCCGGGTATACGGGCGCACTGAAGTCGGCCGAAGAGGCAGCGAAATCCGGTTCGCAGTTGTACGGGTACAACTCGGCCGCATCCGCCAGCCGCTACGGCGCAGACATGGGCTACAAGGCCAGCATGAACCAGTACCATCTGGGCGAGCAACGCAACGATATAGCACAAATGCAGGCGGCAAGCAAGGAACTCACTACAGAGATGCAGGTTTACGGGCGTATTATTGAGGACTTCTCCAAGAATCAAGTGCCTACAGACGAAGCCAAGGCTGCATACGCAACCGCAAAACAGCGTTTTGCAGAGATATCTGCATTCATCGCACAGAACCCTAAACTGAAAGGTTTAGCGGGTATAACGGCACCTGCCCCCGCATCGCAAAACCAAAGAGTTTCTTTTAGCAGTCTGCCAAAGTAGAAAGTACGCTATGCCATATGATGTGCAGCTACCCGATGGAACAGTAGTCGCCGATATACCAGACGACATGCCGAAGGACGAGGTACGTTCTAGGATACTGACAGCGTACCCACAGTTTGCACCCAAGCCCGGGATGGCGTCCACCATAGGCATGAACCTAGTCGGTGGAGCGGCGGGTACGGTGGCTGGAGCAGGGGCTACGCTTGCCAGTATGGTAGGTGCTGATGACGTTTCGCAGTCGCTGGATGCCAGCCGGGACTACTGGAAAGAGAAGCAGAAGCAGTACGGCGGCGACACGTTCACGGGCAAGGTAGCCAGTACTGTAGGTTCCATCGCGCCAGCGCTGTTGTTCCCCGAAGCGGCTATTCCGAATATGGTGATGACTGCGGGGCTGTTTGCTTTCCCCGCAGTCAGGGATACCTACGACGAGAAGAAGAAAGAGGGTATGAGCGACGGGCTAGCTGCAGCCCACGCCGCGCTGGCTGGCGGTGTCAACATGTTCATGCCGGGCGTGGCGTCCAAGGGTTCCAAGGCGCTCAACAAACTGGTCGGCGGGGGCGAAGGTGCGATGACGCAGTTGGGGCTATCCGCTGCCGAAGGTGTGGGCTTCACCGCTGCAGACACAGCGCTGCACAAGGGCATCAACGAGGTGGCTGGGCAGAAGGACGAGTCCTCATGGCTCCCCTCCGCAGAAGATGCGGCAGTCAGTGCTGCGGCGTTCCCGTTCATCCGTGGTGCGCACATGGCGATGGGTGCCCCGGCGAAAGCTGCTGCGAAAGCAGAGCAGGATAAGGCCGCTGCGAAAGCTGCACAGGACATCAAGGACAAGGCGGACCAGCAGCAACAGCAGCATCTGGCTTCCCCGGAGTACGCGCAGCAGGTAACAAACGACTACCTCGCCGCCGAGAAGGCGTACCAGCAGGCCAAGGATGCCCATACCAAACCGGACGCAGCCTCGCCTACGTATGCAGCAGACCAACTGCGCTACAAGGAGAACGAAGAGCGGCTGGCTGATCTGAAGAATCAGCGCGATGAGCTGGCTGCACCGTACATGGATCTGGTCAAGGCCGATCGGGTACCCCAACCGCCTGCCGAGCAGCCACCTACAGAATTTAACGCTAACCAGAATGCGCTTGACGATGCACTGGCTACGACACGGGCAGCGCATACGGATGCTATCAATCGGGCAGCAAAGGCCGCACAGTCGGGAGACTTTGATACCGCTACCGCAGCACAAGCTGAAGTGACACAACACGCGCAGCGCCTTGCTGCTTTGCAGCGGCTACAGACTCCGAAGGCTCCCGTGCCCCGGGACATGCCCGCCAGCGAGCTTGAGAAGCGAGTGACATCGCTGCAGAGCAAGTACGCACAAGCGCTGCGCATGAACGACATGGCGTCGGCCAACGCCCACCTGCAAGAGTTGCAGAATCTCAGGCAGCAGTTGGACGCCGCCAAGGCGAACGAAGCCGAGCTGGCAAAGCGCCAGCAGGATATGCAGGATCAGACGGTTGGCGATCAACCGCACAACCCCATGTCGCAGTTCATGGCGGACTCTGATGCCCTGCGGACAGGCATAGGCTCTGATGAGTACAAGCGCACATTTCAGGTTCGCAACCGCCCGGGCACTACGGAGCAGGAGCAGCAAGGGCTGTTCGGGGATGTTCTGCAACCCGGAAATAAGGACACGTACACAAGCGACATGTACCCGGATCGCCCGGGTATCGAGAGCAATCTACCCGATAAGAACAACCCTATCAATACGCTGCGCACGCAGATACAGCAGCTCACGCTTCGCCCCAACCTGCCTGACGCCACCAAGACGCAGCTCGATAACTACGCAAAGGCGCTGGAGCACCCGGCGATGGCCGACCCCAACAACCAGCGTGCACAGAATGCCTTGGAGGACATCAAAGACAACGTGAACCGTATCGCCTACCGTGGCGAAGGGCAGGGTGTTGTGCGTCCGATGGTTCGCAGCGAGATGGACTCGCAGATACAGACACTACGCGATCGCATCGACCAGAACAATACCGACCAGCTACAGATGCGCAAGGACTTGGAGTCCGCGCCATTCGAGCAGCAGCCCATGCAGCGCAAAGCCTACGAGGCGTCGGTACAGCGTGGGAAGGATCTCGCGACCCAGATGTCGCAACTGGTGAGCACCGGACGCAAGACAGACACGCTTACGTATGACAAGCCACTCCAGCAAGCAGTCGCCGGGGGCGAGCCAGTAACCGAGAAGCAGACCGACAACTCGAAGAAGTGGATCGAAGGCGCAGCCCCCCGCGCGGGAGACGTGCTATCTAAATGGCAGCTTGATAACGCCTCCGAGGAGGATCTGACAACGCTGCAGACGCACCTGAACGAAGAGTGGGCCAAGAAGTCCAAGATGGAGCAGGGCAACGCGGAAGAAGCCGCGCGTACGGGCGCAAAGCCGTCCCACCCGTTCCTGTCAGGCAACGAGGTCATGCACGTCAATCAGGAGCCCACCACAACGAAGCGCTGGGAAGGTGGTGAATCTCCAAAGGAGCGCATCAATGCCGAGCAACCCAACGCTGGGCAGGGCACTACGCGCGTCGAGCGCGGTGGCAGGGATGTCCTTGGTGTTGAGCGCGCCGGCCCCGATGATGCGTCGTTCCGCCACGAGATGCGTGGACTGTCTCCCGAAGATCAGCACACGATGGGCATCTGGGACGAGGTGTTCGGCGCAGACTCCCCCGCCAACAACATGGTTGTGCAGGCCCGCGCTGGGCTAGACAAGACCGTGGCCGCTGTCGATACCGCCAAGAAAGCCTTGGGCGATGCGCAGTCTACGTTGCTGCTGGCCGAGGCCAAGCTGAAAAAGGCTATGCGGAGTAGCCCCGAACTGGCACCCGCCCGCATACTGCAAGGGCAGGAGCTGCAGACCCAGCGGGCGGCAGAACGCGCACAGCACCGGCTCGACACCGCACAGGAAGTGGCGAAGGTCACTACGCGGACTGCGGACTCGCAGATCAAGGAAGCCCAGCTCCGCGCGACATACGCGCGCGAAGCGGTTGAGACGGCGAAGAAGCAGGCCGCAGACGCGCTGGGAGAGTTCAAGAAAGAATGGCTGCGCATCCAGCGCTCCGGTGATCTCACGCCCGAGTTCATGGAGTACATGTACAAGCACCAGAACGTCGGCGTAGAGCTGGCCGAGGCTGAGAAGGCGCTTAAAGATGTGCTGTCGCGCTCCCCCGCGAAGCTGCAAGCTGCCGAGATCGAAAAGCGCATGCTGCATATCGGTACCCGCCTGTCGGCACACCCCGGGGAAGCAGCCAAGACGCTGGTGGACGTGCTGGGCAAGGAAGTGCCCAAGGTTACGCAGCTCATGGGGCCGCGTGTTGGACAGCTTGTCAGCAACGTACTGCAACTGCGCGTAGCGCACGGCATTGTCGGCGAAGCGCAGCGACTGGCAAATGCACACGAGGCACTGCTGCAGGACGTAGCGGCCAAGCAGCAGACACTTGCAGAGAAAGCACAGTCTGCTATCAAGACTATCGAGGCCGCGCACGGTACCGTATCGCAGGCTAATGTCCGTGCTGAGATCCTCCGCCATGAGGCCGAGTCCGCGATGCAGACGCTGACAGACTTGCGTACCAAGATCGAGGATGCGGTGGCGGCTACGCCCGTGTCGGCTGAACAGAACAACGTCAAAACAGCAAAAGAAAACGTCGGCCGCGCGGAGCAGAACGTGCGTATCGAGCAGTTGCAGGCATCGTCCAAAATCGCGGAAGCGCAGACGAATGTGCAGCGTGCGGAAGATACCCGCAAGATGCTGTTCGAGAATGAGCAGGCCGCGCGCGAGGGCAAGACACTGCCGCTACTGGACCGGATACATCAGCAAACGCGTGATGTGAAGCTGAGCCACGATCGTGTCGCAGAAGACATGAAAGAGACTCGCGAAATCTATCAGTTCGATGTGAACGACGATCGCGTCGATGCAGCCACCCTGCAGAGGCACATCGAGGGGCTGGATGCGCTGGAAGAAAAGCTTACCGGCCTGCTGCAAGAGAACATGCACACGTTCATGGATGCGCAGGATAAGGTGCAGACACTGATCGACTCCAACGCCCTGCTCTCCAGCGACATCCCGGGCACAGACGTCGAAGGTGGTCAGCGCGTAGCGGACAAGGCGATGACAGTCGCCGAGCTGCGGCACTTGGCTGCGGAGACGGCACGCACAAAGACGCAACGCGATACGGTGCTCGGCACCCTCGACAAGCAACTGGAAGCCAACAGGGCGGTAGAGAAACGCACCCCGGTGCTGGAAGAACAGATAGCCCGCCTCACCCGTCTGCGGGAAGAGAAGGCCGGGTTCTTCGCCAAACGCCTAGGCGAGCTTGCTGAACGCCAGAGCAAACTCGAACCCGAACGCGACACCGCTCCCGATCCGGAAGTGCGTGGGCGTCTTGTCGAGAGTTTGGAGAATCTCAAGGCGGCGCAGCGCGGGCATCAGGTGATGCTGGACGACATCAATGCCCAACTAGACCGGCTGTACAAGGCACGCAACGATGCCATCAAACGTCTGTCTGACCAAGGCGAGTCCAAGCTGGAGACGATGCGCCGGCTGGGTTTGAGCGATCGGGAGCAGTCTGCGCCAGCGATACGCGCTGCCCTGTTTAAGTCGCTGGAGCACCAGCGCACCGAGGAAGCCAAGGCTGACAAGCAAGTCGATGATGCGTACAACAAGATGCACGACGCACAGCGGCAGGTGTTCGAGAACTCCGATCTGTCTGAGCGGGCTACATTGCGGGATGCCTACATCCGCGCACGCAACGCTTATCGCGATGCCGTGGACAGCCGCGCAACGCTGCACGACCACTTGATGTACCTTGAGCGCCAGCAGCTTGAGATGGCGAAAGAGCTGATGAAGGCTAAAGAAAAGCCTGTGAAAGAGGTAGTCAAGCCGCTACCGAAAGACAACGAAAACCGTACACCATCCCGTGAGACGGCGGAAGATACTACGACGGTGGACAAGGGTTTCGAGCGCATGACGCAGGAGCTGGAGTCGGGCGTAGCCAAGGGCCCAGAGAGTACAGCAGAAGATCCCGCACTGACAGCTACCAAGGAGCGTGTAGCAGCGCGCGAAGAAGCGATAGGCGATCGCGACTCTGTGCAGGGGCGCAGGCAGGTACACCAGCTGATCGGCGAGCTGAGTAAGGAAGTGGGCAGCTTGCGCTCGCAGTTCGAAGGGATCATGGAAGCGCATCAGGATGCGAAGTCGGGTGAGCGCAAAATATCCAAAGCCTCCGTAGCCGTATCCAAAGCGTTCAGCGGTATCTCGAAGCAGTCTACATTCTCCAGAGGGATCGCAGATGCGACGGTGAACACCCACACCAAGAATCGGCTGATCCCATTGCAGGACCGCATCCGGTTCCTCGAAGACAAGATCGAAGAACTCAAGACAGGGCGCAAACCCACACTGCAGCGCCTCGTAAGCACACAGCCAAGCGAAGGCGTGCGTGAGCAGGTTACGCGCAACAAACGCACCGCAGGTGATCCACGCACAGGGACGCAGGAAAGCAAGAACCGCGAGAACAAGAGCGGTACGGGCAACCCCGCCAAAGAAAGAAAAGCAGCGCCTGACGAGCCTTCGTTCAAACAGGTAGTCACGGAGGCCAACAAAGACACGGGCAAGGGCATGGCCCTGCGGCACACGATGGAGCAGGCGCAGCTTGAGCGCGAGGCAGACGCAGCGCAGAAGGCGCGGGGCGAAGCGCAGAACCGCTATGACATCGTGATGAAGGCCCCCAACGCATCAGAGAACGCGAAGAAGAACGTCACCGCGCTACTGGAGCAGGCGAAGGCCGCAGCGAAAGCTGCTGACAAGGCGCTAGTCGAGGGCACGAAACAGGCAGACACCTCCGCGCAGGCCGAGAACGACGACCCCCAACGCTTCCGGGGAACTTCCGGTGCGAACGACACACCGCTGTCGGTCAAGAATATCAGCTCGCTCAACAAGGGCGACACGCGCAGCGTCGTAGCCGACATCGCAGAGAACAGCTCCAACCCGATCGCACGCCGTGTGGCTGCGCGTATCGAAGGACTGCTTGGCGACGTCAAGACGCGGCTGGTGGACGAGATGCCCGGTGACTACCCCGACGCCCCCGGTGGTATCTCCAAAGACGGCAAGACAGTTTCGCTCAATCGCGAAACCGGGCTGTCTGAGGAAAGCGTGCTGCATGAGAATGTGCACGCCGCTACCATGCACGAGCTGAGTAAGCCGGAAGATCAGTTGACCAAAGATCAGCTAGCGGCCAAGCGCGAGCTGGAAGCGCTGCATGCTGCCGTCAAGGAACTGCCCGGGTTCGACAACGCCGTTATCAATGAGGGCGATCTCCACGAGTTTGTAGCCGAAGGGCACTCCAGTCGTCCTGTGCAGGAGTTGATGGGAAAAGCCGAGTGGCAACCGAAGCTGACCATGTGGCAGGGGTTCAAGCGAGCTATTTTCAATCTGCTGGGTATCAAGACGCCGCCGAACGGCACCATGCTCGATCGGATGCTGGAGCTGTCAGAGAAGTTTATGAAAGCCCCGGAAGGTAGCGGCGGTGGCACGGACGTAGCCAAGCTGCGGATGTGGGGCAGCACTAAGGAGTCCCCGCTGCAGAACAGCTTCGTGGATCGGAGCAGCAAGCTGGAGAAGTTCAAGAACGCCAAGGGTGCGCGGTGGCTAGCTACTGAGCAAGCGATGTTCAACCACCTCGCCAGCGTGTACAAGGTGCTGGAGCAGCACGGCGACTTCAAAAACTCTGGCGTCTACGCCGCATACGCGCAGTACCAAGCTGCGCACCTGATGAACGTGGTGCACTCCAGTATCAGTGATGGCGCATACGGCTTCATCAAGGATGACCTCGGCAACAAGGTGCTGGCTCCCGGCCACGGCCCGGCGTTTTCGGAACTCGCAGAGAAGATAAGCAAGCTGAACCTCGGCAGTTCCAAGAACAACATGGACGGTTTCCAGAGTCTAGTGATGGGCCTGCACGCTGAGCAGGTTGGCTGGGACAAGCTCGACTTCAAAGATCCTGCCAAGCTGCGCCAAGAATACGCTGCAAACAAACAGTACATCGACGCGCACCCCGAAGTTAAACATGCGTTCGAGGAAGCCAACAAGGTGTATCAGGGGATGAACCGGGCACTGGTTGATCTGGTAGCTGAGACACATTCTCTGCCGCCAGACGTTATCGCGGATATGCGCAAGCTGAAGAACTACATCCCTATGTACCGCGTCAACGGTGACTCGCTGCAACTGCTCGGGCTCAACGGAGGCCCAAGGGTCATCGGGGATATACGCAAGCAGCCGTGGCTGCATGAGCTGGCGGGTGGCTCGGACAAGCTGATGCCGTTGGAAGAAGCCATCATACGCAACACGTCCGTCCTTACGGGGCTGGCCCTGCGTAATCACGCCAGCACGCAGACTGCGTACCACCTGCAGTCGATCGGCAAGGACGCCGGAGTCATGCAGATCAAGCGCGGTACTGGTGGCGCTGGTGCAGATGTGGTTCGCTTCACACAGAAGCCTGATCCTACGCGCCCAGACGACAAAGGCGACCGCTACATCGTCATCGACACCAAGGGCACTTCGGCAGAAGGGATCCCCACGGACTTGCTGGTGCGCTCGCTGGCAGGCATCCACCAGATCAACTCCCCGCTGCTGAAGATCGCCAGCTCCATAAACGGGCTGCTGCGCTCGGGTGTTACACGCATGCCATCGTACGTGATAAGCCAGACGCTGAAAGACGCGATGAACGCCTCCATGCTGGGCAGCGTCAAGACCAATCCGGTAGGCGCAGCGTACAAGTCTGCCATCCAGTTGATGAAGGGCTATGCCAACACAAGCCCCGAGCACCACATGATGCAGAAGTATGGCAGCGCCACGAGCAGCAACGTCATCAGTGACGCAGGCGACATGCACAAGATCATGCTGCAGATGACTGCGGGCAAGGGTGAGTCTGGCTGGGACAAGTTCAAGGTGATTATGGATACCACGGCTACCGCAGCCGAAGGTGCTACTCGTGCGCAGATCCTGCAGGATGTGAAGAAGAGCGGTGGGTCTGATCTGGAAGCGGTATACAAGGCGGCGCAGTCGATGGACTTCGGGGCCAAGGGTGCTGATCCTGCGGTGCGCTTTGTCGGTCAGATGGTGCCGTTCTTCCACTCCAGTATGACTGGCATAAACAACTTCATACACGCCATGAAGGGCGACATGACGGCCAACGATCTGCTCAAGAGCAGGACGATGCTGGCGCAGCGTGCGATAGCGATGGGCGGCTTCGCGGTTACCTACGCGCTGATGATGGAGGACGACGACGAGTGGAAGCAGATGTCTCTGCGCGATAAGATGGAATACTTCCACTTGCCGCTCGGTACGTGGAACGGAGAGAAGGTCAAGATCGGCATCCCATTCCAGCCCGGTGTCATGTTCTATTCGCTGCCGATCGCGCTGGTGGAGAACTGGAAGAAAGAGTTTTCCAGAGAAGATTTCAAAACCGTAGCAGGTTTGTTCGCGTCGGAGTTTGTGCCTAATTTCGATGCACAGATACTCAAGGGTACGTCGTCCGTTATCGCCAACTACGATATGTCGATGGGCGCTCCCATCGAGTCTGCCGCCATGCAGCGGCTGTCGCCCGAGCAGCGCTACTCCGCCAACACCAGCGAGATATGCAAACAGTTCAGCAAGCGGCTGGTGGACGCAGGCATACGCCTCTCCCCGGTGCAGTGCGACTATCTGGCGCAGTCATACTTCGGGCAGATGCCATTGATGCTTGCCAAGATGGCCGACGACATGGTGTCCACGCTACCTGCGGATGTGAAGAAACCCACCAAGCACCTGTCTGCTGGTCCGATGAGCCGCTTCTTCCAGAAGGCAGTTGGCACGGACGACATGGACCACCTCTACGAGATCGAGAACAAGGCAATGGAGATCAAGAGTACCGTAGACAAGATGGAAAACTCCGGACGTGGGACGGAGGCGAGAGCGTATATTAACGATCACAGGTTCGAGATGGCGGCAGCATCGGTGGCAGCGGACTTCAAAAAGCCCCTCAGTGAGCTGTCTCTGAAGGAACAGGTAATCCGTAATAAGCCGAACATGGACCCGGACGTCAAGCAGGAACAGATAGATGCCATACTGCGGCGTAGGGCTGCGCTTGCGGAACGGTTCAGAACTGTGCTGGAGAAGAAACGCGAGAGTATGGCGGCTAGCGCCTACTGAAGAGCACGCCCAAGTGCCCGTTGAATACCCCGGGCTTGGCGGAGATCCGCGCGTTGCGGCCTAGCATGGAGTAGCCTGCGCGCAAGCCACGAAATGCGGTGTCGTGCACGTTCAGCGACAGGATGAAGAAACAGCTCCCCGGGCGGAGTGTCCGCCAAGGGAACTCATCACGTTCCAGCACCGGGACGTTTCCCGTTCTTTATCTGCCGGGAGACGCACATACACAGCACCCGCACTGCCGCACCGGAGGTGCCTGCCGTCAGGTTCTTACGCCCCTGACTCACCGCGCCGGTAGCCTGCAGATCCTGTATGAATCCGGAGAACCCGACATTGCGCTGGGCACAATAGGTTCGCAGCAAGGCGACTTCGATGTAGGTATTCTCCACACCGGCCGCGATGTCCAACTCCACGCGCCCCTTCACCTGCCTGCGGTTATTCTCCACATCCCCGCCGCTAAGCCCGCCCACAACGATATTGGCTGATACACGGATGAAGTTGTGGTTGTTGTCGCGGATGAAAGAATTAAGTACGTCGGTGGCAGTCACCTGCGTCTCGTCGATGATCTTGCGCTGCTGGGTGATGACTCTATCCATCCAGAAGTTCATGATCTCGCTGGCAGGTATGGACAGTATGTTGGCGTACTTCGGGCCGATGAGGATAACCGCAGCGACACTGGCGGCACACCCATTACTCCAGAATCGTTCGGTAGCTGGAGCACCTGCGTGCTTGCGCCAAGCGATGAGCGACTTCTCGCAGACATCCTTGACGATGTCCTGATGCGTTACGCACCATTCAATGAAACGCGCACCTGCAACGCCGTAGTTAGTATTGAGCATCTGCGCCTCTGCTTCCTCCTCCGGCGTCCAGTTCATCGCCGTGGAGCTGGGCACTGCCCACTCCAGCAGTCGGCGGGCTTCGCCGTTCGACGTCGTGCCACGCGCCCCCATCATCGCCTCCATTGCAGGGGTGTTCGACGAGATCAGCATGAAGCCTGTCCAGAACAGGTCGTTGCGAATTTCAGCGTTGGCGATGTTGCTGCCCTTGATCTTGTGTGCGCCGGCTGAGTAGGCGAAGATCAGCTTCGGTACGAACTCCCGATCCGCCGCGCGCTGCTGGTTGGTGATTTCATCCACGCCTAGGTGGAGAGAGCCTAGCAAGCCCGCCCGCTGCATAAGCGTTGTGTGGGACGTATCTGGCGGAACAGCATACGACTTGGGGTTGCCGTAGATGGAGTTAGCCATCGCGATCACATAGGACTTGCCGTTGCCGGAGCCTTCACCAGCGATGTGG